AGCCTGATACTTCTGAATACAGTTCGATAGAGATCGACAAAGCCGAAAACGCTTATCTTGCATGGTTAGACTGGAAAAAGAGTCTTGGAGAAATTGAAACCGTGGCTTCTGAAGAGCAATTAGTTTGTGATAGTTTTGGCGGGACAGTTGACTGGGTAATTAAAAAAGGTGATGATTATATCCTTATTGATTTTAAATCATCGAAGGCTTTTTATTTTGAAATGAAGATACAACTCTCAGCGTATAGGTATCTTTGGAATTTTAATCATCCCGATAAACCAATTAAAACTGGTTTTCTTGCACGACTTGGAAAAGAAGATGGGCGTTTTGAGGTTATAGAGTGTGAAGATTGGAAAAAAGGATTAGAGTTATTTATGAGTTTATTGGATGTCTATAACTTGAAGAAAGAAATAGAAGGAACGTGAATATGAGTGGTGGGCGATTTGATTATTTTTATTCAAAGTTAAATGAGATGCTTGGTGATATGGAGTATGATTATGATCTCAATAAAAAGATAAAACTCTCCGCAGAGGAGAGGATCTTGAAACGACTTTTAACTGATTTATCTTCATTGCTTCACGATTATGAGTGGTGGAAGTCGGGGGATACTGGAGAAGAGGATTTTATAAAATCATTCCAAAAGTTTAAAAGGAAATGGCTAAAGAGGCAAAATGAGAACTCTAACTAAAAAGCGAGTTAAAAAAATTACCAAGCAAAAAGTTTGGGAAGTCTTCTCTAAATGTATCCGACTTAAATATGCAGATAAGGATGGCTATGTAAAATGTTATACTTGTGGCAAGGATATTTTTTGGAAAGAAGCTCAAGCTGGTCATGGTGCTTCGGGTAGAGGTAATGCTATTCTTTTTAACGAAAAATTTGTACGACCCCAATGTGTGAGATGTAATATTTTTCTGAAAGGCAATTATGATGTGTTTCATGCAAAACTAATTAAGGAATATGGTTCAGGTGTTTTAGATGAAATAAATAAATTAAAGAAAACAATTAAGAAATTCACGCAATCGGAACTTAGGGAAAAATATGAGCATTATAAAAGTGAAGTAGAAAAATTATTAGATAAATTGGAGGTGAAGAATGGAGTTAGAAGAAGCTAAAAAAATAGCTGATAAGTATGTCAAGATTTTAAAACCATATTGTTTGCGAATTGAAATTGCAGGCAGCATTAGAAGAGAAAAGTCAGAAGTAAAAGATATTGAAATTGTAGCAATACCAATAGCTTTAATAGGATTTTCTGATGAGGTTAATAAACTCCAGAAAGTTAAAGGTGAACCTACGGGAAAATATACTCAAAGGATATTACCTGAAGGTATTAAATTAGATTTATTTATGGCAAATGTAAAAAACTGGGGATTGATATTAGCAATCAGAACAGGAAGTGCAGAATTTAGTCATAAGGTTCTTGCCTGTGGATGGGTAAGAGCTGGCTATAAGAGCATAGATGGTATGCTTACGAGAAGACAAGAAATAGACATTAGAGAAGAAAAAGATTTATTCGATTTAATAGGAGTTCCTTATATTGAACCAAAATTAAGGGAGGTGAAAGAATGAATGCAAATGATTATGTCCAGATTGTAGAAAACAACGAAGGCAAGTTTGAAGTCTCTACCTGTGATATGGAATCCGATTGGCATGAGCTTATAGGAATTGCAAAAGAACTTAAAAGGGCGATTCTCATGGCTAAAAAGTATATGAAGGAAAGAGAAGATGAAGGATACGCTGTAGAATACGGAATGGAAATCTATTTTAAGGAAGAAAAATGAGCATTATAGATAATGGAAGTCTTGAAGGAGAGTTCAGAGCGCCTTATGATATGCCCTTAAAGGCTAAGGTTAGATGGTATGAGAAAAGATATCGAGAAGTTTTGCTAAACAATTCTTTCTCAGAAGCGAAGAAGGAGACTCTTAAAAAGTATGCAGAATCATTAGAAGAAGCCATAGATTATTTACTTGGCATAGGAGATTATAGAAGGTTATCTAATGAAACACGAAGAATTGTTATGTTCTTACTTTCGACCAGAAAGGCTTGGACTTTTACACCTGAATTAATCTATAAGAAGAAGCCAGAGAAAATTCTTAAATTCTTGAATGCCGATTTTTTACCTGATATAAGAAAACAGATTCTTCTGGATTTTATAAGTGGAAAATATGATAGAAGACAAAAACCAAAACCATTTCAAGATTGGGAGATAGAAATCTTGCTAGATGAGAATTTGAATAATACTCAAGCCATGTATATGATAGGAAGAACTTTTGACGATGTGAGGGGTTGGAGATATAATAATAGAACAACACCGGTATCTCAATTATCAAAAAATACTTAAAAACTTGATTAAATCTTATCTTATCAGGTTTTCACATTTGCAAAGAATAAGATGCGTGCTATTAATATATCAATCCATTAATTGGAGTCGGATAACCCGTTATGGGTTAGCGAATTTGGGTGGTGGTCTCTGCGATATCAGAGATGGGCTACGGAGCGATTCAGGGGATGCTCCGTTAACTTGCAAGAGCGTGGTGAGGAGCGACTGAAAACGGTGAGAGGCCGTGAGCCTTAGTGAGATGTCGCTAAAGGTAAGAGCAACTGCTAAGCAGTGAGAGTCTTGCGGCACCACGCAGTTAGAGAATGATAAACTTTGAATATAAGAAGTGTAAAAGTTTGAGGGAAGGCGACCAAGCCCCCCCTAATATTTTAAGACTTAATATTTTTCTGTCAATAGCATATCTGGATTTACAACGGGGCAGGTTTTCCTCCTTTACCTGCCCTATAGAGGTTAAATGAGTAATCATATTAACTGGGAAGAGATAAGAAATAAATATATCTATGGAATTCTGAAAGATGGTAAGGTAGAATTTCCTTCTACTCGTGATTTAGCAGAAGAATATAATGTTTCTCTCTCAACTATTGGTGATAAAGCCTCTAAAGAGAAGTGGGTAGATAAAAGAGAACACTATCGGAACGAAAGACGAACAAAAACTGAACAGAAAGTAATAAATGAGGTTTCAGATAAGATAGCTCCACTTGATACCTATTTATTTGAGAAGTTAGATAAGTTTATTCGAGGAATTGGTGGAATGATTGATAAGATTTTTCCTGAACCAAGTTCTGAAGCTAAAGAACCATTAAAAGCTACAGATTTAATTGTATTTAAAACTTCTGATTTATTCAATATTATAACTTCTTTGAAACAAGCAAAAGAACTTGAAAAATCAGTTATTGGTGAAGGCGATAATAGTGATAAAACTCCTATAAATATAACCGTATCTTCTGAAGATGCTAAGGAAATTACTGATAAGATTTTAAAAGGCGAGAGAACTTGAACATCATAACAACTAAAATTTATGAAGCCAATGCAGGAGCTTGGTTATCGGGAAAGAGAAGAGTATTGAATGAAGGCGGAACTTATTCGAGTAAGACTTATTCTATCCTTCAACTTCTTATCCTTATAGCTAAAGGTGCAAAATCAAAACTTCTTATTTCAGTTGTTTCAGAATCCTTACCACATTTACGAAAGGGCGCTATTAGGGACTTTTTTAATATTTTAGGTGAGGATCAGGATAATAATTCAAGATACAATAAGACTGAACATATCTATAACTTTGGAAATGGAATCATAGAATTCTTCGGAGCCGATGAATCAGATAAGATAAGAGGGCCAAGAAGAGATATTTTATTCATAAATGAGGCAAATAATATTCCTTGGGAAACAGCAAGAGGTCTTGACATAAGAACTAAGAAATTTACCTTTGCAGATTGGAATCCAGTTTCGGAATTTTGGGCTCACGAACATTGGATAGGCCAACCTGAAAACGTTTATATTCACAGTACCTATAACGATGCATTGGAAGTTATACCTCAGGAAGTTATTAAGAATATCGAATCTAACAAAGATAAAGATCCTAACTGGTGGAATGTATATGGACTTGGAAAGTTAGGAAAGATTGAAGGCCTTGTATATCCGCATTTTGAAATAGTCAAAGAACTTCCGCAAGGAGACTACTTTTACGGACTTGACTTTGGATTTTCAAACGATGTAACGGCTCTGGTTAAAAATGTGATTATGGGAGATTCTTTGTATTCTCAAGAATTGATTTACGAGGTTGGGTTAACGAATCAAAATATAGGTGTAAGAGCCGAAGAAGTTGGAGTCAAAAAACATTATGATGAAATATTTGCAGATTCAGCAGAACCGAAATCAATTGAGGAAATATCTTTAATGGGATTCAATATTAAAGGCGTTGAAAAAGGACCTGGGAGTGTTGAGTATAGGCATCAAAAGGTAAGACAGTATAAACAATTTTGGACTAAAGATTCAATTAACTGTATCAAAGAACAAAGGAATTTTAGATACATAGAAGACAAAGATGGAAAACTTACTGATAAAACTACACATATTTGGAGTCACGGAATGGACGCAAGAGACTATGGAGTAATTGGAAAAGAAGGTGGCAATTCAATGACAGTTCCAAAACCGAGAGGATTATAGGAGGCAAGATGTTATATGATATGGACTTTTTGAAGAATGGAAAGACTTTTCCGCCAGAAGAAGAGACGGAAAGACTTCAACTATATGACAGCAATAGAAAGCTTTGGAAAGGCGATAAGAGCGATTTCAAAGAAAGATATTTGCAATTATTTGGACCTGAAGACTTAACGGTTTGGCAGTTTAATTTTAACTGGTATAAAAAAGTCTCAAAGTTGTTTGCTGATTTGCTTTTTGGCGAACCTCCTGTGATAATTTGCGGCGACAAAGAGCAGGATTTCTTAGATACAATTATTAATCAAAGTAATTTAATTTCAGTGGGTCATAGTATAGCAATAGATTTATCAAGGTATGGCGATGCTATCTTTAAACCTATTCTTCAAAATAATATGGCAGTTATAGATTCTCTATCTCCTGGTTATTGGTTTCCTGTTTTTGATCCTCAAACAAGAAAAAAAATAATGGCACACTTTATTGTTTGGCAAATAGAAAATATTTTATATGTTGAAGTTCACACCTCCGGACAGTTGGAGTATAGAAAATATTCGATGAAAGATGATAAGATAGGGAATCTTATTGAGTCCGTGGTTACGAATACGAATGTTGATTCTCCTTTAATCGTTCCTGTTCACAATTTGATGACAAGCGAAGATTTATTTGGCATAGATGATTATGGAGACATAGAAACGATTGTTTGCGAATTAGAAACAAGATTTTCGCAGTGGGCAAGGATTCTTGACAAGCATTCAGATCCAAATGTTTACGGACCGTCTTCTTTAATAAAACCAAATCCTGTAACAGGAGAAGCTCAGGTTGATTTAGTTAATAAATATATTGGGTTAAGACCTGGAGATACACCTCCTGGATATTTGGTTTGGGATGCTCAATTAAGTGCAGTCGTTCAAGAGATTGACCAACTTATGAAACAATTTTATGCACTTTCTGAAACTTCACCTGCTTTATTTGGTGAACTTCAGGCAGGATTAGCTCAGAGCGGAACGGCACTTCAAAGACTTCTTTTAGCACCATTAATGAAAGTAAACAGGCTTAGAAATACTTTTGATAAGAAAATAAAAGAAGTTTTATCACTTGCAAGTCAATTAGCGGTTGAGAATGATATTTCAAACGCAGTATTGATAAATGCAGAAGATATTCAAATCACTTGGCAAGATGGATTACCTAATGACTTCACGGAGCAGGTTGCAAATGAATCTACAGCCGTAAATTCAGGATTGACTTCTCAAGAAAGTGCAATGATGAGATTGTATGGATTAAGAGGACAGGCTTTGATTGATGAGATGAATAAAGTGAAAGCAGAGCAAACAGCTAAGCAAACAACCAATCAGCCGAATCCTCCTGGATTGAAACTTCCAACTTTAGCGGAGACTTTGAATGCAAATAAATAGTTATCTTGCTTATGTAAATAGATTGAGTGAAGCTGAAGCTAATAGAGTTATTAGATTATACGCTGATGCTGAAAAGCAGATTCTAAGTCTAATTAATTCTGGATTATTGAATCCTTATCAAGTTAATGCTTTAAAAGATAAATTGAATGAAGCTCAAAAGATTTTAGGATATTTGAATAACGGTTCAAAACAATGGACCCAAGAGATGACGAGCAATATGTACGGAACAGGTGTAAAGTTTGCAACTGTAACAGCAGGTATTGAATTAAGCGAGAAGATTTTAGCAAGTAAGTTTCACCTTGAAGCTATGAATGTATTAGCTAATAATATCTATGGAAGGTTTGACGAGATAACAGGAATTGTGGGAAGGCGAATTGATGATATTTATAGAAGCGTGGCTCTCGAATCTATAAAGTCTAATGTTGCAGGCTTTGATACATTAAGGAATGCTGCAAAGAATATAAGAGAGAATCTTGCAAGTCAAGGGATAACAGGATTTGTTGACAAAGCGGGCAAGCAGTGGGATATGACTAATTATTCTGATATGGTTGCAAGGACAACGAGTATGGATGTTTTTAGACAGGCAACGGCTAATGAATATTTAAGAGACGGAATTGATTTAGTTCAATTCAATACAGCAGTAAGTTCGAATACTTGTGCGGCTTGTTTAAGATGGATTGGAAAGGTTGTGAGTTTAACGGGCAAAACTCCTGGCTATCCGACGCTACAAGACGCAATTGATGATGGGATGCTTCACCCAAGATGTATTCATTCTTATCATGTGGTTTTACCTAATATTGAAGCAGTTAATAAGCAATTACAAGAGGTGGGCTAATGTCTTACAAACGAAT